GGCATTGAGAGCCACGGTAGTGTTTTGACCAACAGCTGAACGTGTCAAAGTAGACATAGTGGTGCCAGAAGACACAACAGCAACTTTGAACAGAGCAGTAGGATCATCAACAACATAAGCCAAAACGTTGGTCACGCCAGATGCGGGAGCATACTGAGCTTGAACAGTTTGACCAGATGAGTTGGTGTACTGCACGCCAACACAAACGCCTACGCATTGTGCAGCAGCAGTGCCGCTAGCAATCACGGCACAAGTGCCAGAAGCCAGCATTTCGACGAGGTCGCCATCATAGACAGCACCAGAAGCGACTGGGATCAGTCGTGTAGAACCCGCATAAGGGTTACCACCAATACGATTGATTGGTTGGAAACCATATGGGGCTGAAACGGTAGGGTATGCCATTTAAGACTCCAAAAAATTTAAGTACCTTTTCCGAAAGTGACCGTGGACTTACGTTCTTTGAACATAGGCATCCTCGGATCATTCTCGCGCATGTAAGTGTTATCTACAGAATTCATTTGAGCTTCCGCTTGTTTGCGATAGTACTCATTACGTTGTTCCGTAAATTCCACAGGTGTTTTGCAAAGCAACAAACCGCCCACTTCCACACTGTCTGGGAACTTTCCATTGGAAGAACCAAACAATCTGATTTCAGGATGGTCAGAAGCCTTTACGGGTTCCCAGCCTTCGCGAAGCTTGCCGGAAATGTTAGTGGCGTCGTCTTTGCCTAGTGATGCAATACGAATCCAGCGGTATGCGTAACCCTCCTCAGGAGTTGGGTCAGGCAGAAGCTGTGGAGGCATCCATTGTTTTGGACGTTCCGCTGCTTCGCGGGTTTCGAGTGCTCGGCTTGGGCGTGCAGATTTTTCCATTTTCATTTCCTCATTTCTTTCGCTACCTCACGTGCATAGCTCTCCAAGGAGATGCCAAGCCGTTTGGCTAAGTTCACTTGCGTTTCTGTCAGTACGATTTTTCGTGGTGCAGTACTTCTAGTTGCCGGTGAAACAACATTGGATTTTGTACGTTGAGGTTTTGCATCAACGGATCCACCGGCTCCAAATTGGTCGGCGAATCTCTCGCGCATTTCAGCGTCGATACGTTTATAGTATTCGTCGCTTCCAACGCGTATACCGCTATCAACAAGCTCTTCATGTACCCCAAGAGCGTACGAAGTCATGCGCTTGCTGCTTCCAAACCACTGATTTCGGTCTTGCCATGCAAGTAGTTTTTCGTCAACAGGTGCAACTTGTTGAGGTTGCGGTGTGATTTGTACAGGAGTTTCTTGCTCTTGTAAAGGGGCTGGTTTGAAATTATTTACTTTATCAGCGCGGATCTTGGCGTTAGTGAGCGCTTCCTGCGCTTCCACTAGCTTGTCGGTATCCCCGCTTTCGTAAGCTTCCTTGTATAAACGCTTTGCTTCTGCGATCTCATTGGAAACCGTGCGTTTAGCCTGCTCTAGCAGGGCATTCTGCCCTTTTGTTAAAGAGCCCTTTAAACGCTTGTTTTCCTCTGCGACTGCTTGGGCAATACGCAAAGCTTCCTCTCTTTCACGCTCGGCAGCCTCTTTGGCTCTGCGTTGGTCGTGAAAACCTTTGGTAAACAACTTCAAACGGTTGCGGGCGCTCTCGGTGTAGCTCGCCAGCTCCTCGTCGGTGGGGTCGGCAGGGTCAAAGCCTAATGGCTCACGACCACGATCGTCTTCTGGGACGTCGCTGACAACCTCAATGTCTGGTTTGGTTTCGACTTCCACTTCGGGCTCGACCATGCGGCCACCCTTGCGTGGGTTCTCGGAACCTTCATCGGGGAATTCAAATTCCGTCTTTTCTACTTCAGCCATAGTAGCTCCTTAGTTGGGACGTTGAATGCCACGTGGGTCTTGCACAACGGCCTGCACGGAATCATCGGCAATGAGTCTCCACTCAGTACCATGAATCTTCATGCGGGTTCCGGTGTTAGGACGCACTAACACAAAGTCACCAACCTTACAGGCTGGGCCTGATGGAAAGCGCTTTTCGTCTTTGAATGCGTCAGGGCCAATTTTGGCTACAAACAGCACTGGTGAGAGCAGCTCTTCGTACTGCATTGCTGAAGCTGACTTCAGAATGCCGGTTTCGCTGAACTCCTCTTCTGCCTTAGGCAACATACACAGCAAGTGGTATGTAGCCGGATCCGGCACTTGTTTGGCTTTCTCTTCAGCAGAGGTATTGAGCACTCCGCTTAGATCCACCGCACTAACATCAAATTCAGTCATCGTCTAAGTCCTTTAGTTTACGCACGAGGTCGTTGATTTCTAACTGTGCGGTCTGTAGACCTCGGATTGTTCCGCACAGCTCCTTATAGTGATCGTAGGTTTTTGCACTACCATCACATATGGCCTGTTGCAAAGGCTTAATTTGTTCGTCAAGCTTTGCTTTCAAAATGTCAAGGACTTGATGCTGCATTAGGTTTATTTCCTAGGATTTTGTTGTGATGCACTAAGCATCATTTGCAGCATCTTTTGCTTTGCTTCCAGCTCTTTTGTCTGCTGGTTGTGTGTTAAGTTTTGCATGTGCTCGGCTTCTTTGCGGGCAAGTTCTGCTTGATGCATTTGCTCTGCTTGAGCAATCTCTTGCTGTACGCGTTGAGCGGCCAGCACTGGGTTTTCCCCTTGCTGACTTTGTGCTTGTTGCATCTTGAGCTGAAGCTCTGCCTGCTTGATAGCCAGATCGCCCTGCACCTTCTGCGCTTTTGTCTGCGCGTCTTGTTGCTTGATGGCGAGTTCCTGTTGTTGCATTTGCACAATAGGATCTTGCTGGGCTTGTTGGGCCTGCTGTTGCGCTTGTTGCGATTTGTTGACTTGCAACAACTGAGCCGCAGCCTGAGCCACCAGCTTTGACAATTGCACTTCGACTTCTGGGCTGAGTTCTGCGTTTGGTGCAGGCAATGTAGCGCCCAGCTGCTGCTCGACTTTGGAGCGGTACTGGAATGCGATGTGCTCTGCAACGTGCGCCATGATGGCGGCCTGCATTTGTTGAGCCATTGGGTTCTGGCCCATCTGGCCCATGACCATTGGATCTTGAATCATTGATGTATGTACAGCAATGTGTGCGTCGTGGTCTTGGAAAATGAATGCTTTTGTAGGCTTGCCTGTGAGGAACGCCATGTTTTCCGAGATTGGATCGCGGGGTGTTTGGTCGTCTTCAATTGGTACAAGCTTGTCAGCGTTCTTAATACCCAGAACTTCAATCATTTGACGGTGCAACTGTGGCAGGTCATAGATCTGTGGAGCGCCTTGAGCTAACTGAATGACAGCTTGGTACTGCATGATGCGCTGGGCCATCGTTGCAGAGTTTGGATCAGACACTGGGATGACATCGACCATGTCGTAGTCACCGCGTTTAGCCTGAGGAACACCTGATGAAGGATCGTATTCGTACTCACCGGGGGTGTAGTCGCGAATGATGTCCTTGAGCAGTTTAAACTCCTGCTTCATGCTGTAGTGGACACGGGCCTGTACCGCAGACATTGTCTTAAGCTGGCGCTCAAGTAATGCCAAAGTTGTACCTACAGGGGCGTTGGCAGACATATCGCTGATGTTCATATCTGCGATTGAGCCAAGGCGTCTGCCTTCATCGGTAATACGCTGTAACAGGCCGGCCAGAACCTGTGATGGCTCTTTGTACGGCAGCATCATGATGTTGTCAGCGACGGCACCCATTGGGACGTCTACATCACGGAACTCACCGGGCTGGATTGGTGTGTCATCACCTTTGATGCGCATGCCACGGGCTTTCAAGCCACCGGGCAAATTAGACAGCGTACCTGCATCGACCAATTGGCGAATCAATGATGTGCCGGCACGTGCGTAGCCGCCAATCAAGTGAATTAAACCAAGGCCGTAAGCGCCGAAGCCGGGTACGTATGTGTACTGTACGAAATGCTGGCGCTTTAAACGCGCTTCATCGTCTTCTAGCCAGTTTCTGCGGATTGCCAGAATCTTGTTTGTGCCGCGCTCGATGGTGACAACGTATGGCAAAGCGATGCCGTCTTCGTCCTCGTAGCCGGGCATGTCGTAGTCGATGTGAATCTCAAGGATCTGGTAGCGACCATCGTCATTGATTGTGTAGCCTTGGTCTTCTGCCTTTTTCTTCTCCACATCGGTGTAGAAGGCCATGGGTTCGCCAAGGTCGCAATCAACATAGAAGCCTGAAACTTGAAGCTTCTTGATGTCGTTTTTAGTCTTACGCATAATGTGCGTAACACGCTCTGAAGTCATCGCACTAGAAGAGCCATAGGGGATGATGACGTCTTCTGCAGGCAGGAAAATAGCAGCTTGACGATTCATGGCTGGGTCAAAGTAGACCTTCTTGAAGGCAGCGCCGGCAAGACCCAAGGAGTACAACATACGCTCATGCTCGGGGCGATACTCAGGCATGCCCTCGGTGAGCTTGTAGTTCATGTCATCTTTGACACGCTCCGCAGCCTCTTCTTTAAGTTTATCAATAGCACCAATAATCTGCGTCTTGACCGGCCCTTGGGCTGGGAACGTTTCAATGATAGTTTCACTTTGGAACCTAACTGCCGCCTCAGTGAGAACTGTAGAGTACACACCGCATGCACCGTTCCATGGCTCGGTACGTTCTTCATACTTCATTCCCAGTACTTCAAGGCCTTTGACATACATGTCAGTCCAGTCTTTGCGGCTGGTAATGTCAGCATCCACCATGCCGATCATGTCGCTGGCAATCTTCTGTAGCTCGCCCTCGTCCATGTGCTCCGCAAGGTTGTCATCGAAGCCTTCCTCTTCCTCCTCGATGAGGTCAACGGCAACGCCATCAACACCAATGGTTAGACCCTCTGGGTTGATGATCTCAATTTCCATGGACTCTTCTAAAGAGGGTTCCATCAGGTCGTTTAAACCCAGTGGCGCTTGGTTGAATGCTTTATCGATGCTCATAATGTTCCTTAGTAGTACTCTGCTTTCCTGCGGTAATTAAATGGTTCATCAGGCTCGTCAGAGTCGATGGTGATGAAACCGCCTTGGCGAAACCGCATCAGAGCCTGACTGCTTGAGTCAACAAGGTCATCATGATCACCATTGGGGAAGGAAGCCATTTCGTCCATCACTTCTTCAGCCCAGCGGGTATCAGGACACCAAACAATGCCAGAGGCAAACAGGTCAGAGATTGCGTTTACACGTGAGATCTTATCGTTTCCCTTGCCCGGCGTAAACTCTGACAGAGGGATTCCCATTCTGCGCATCTCATATATCAACGGAGCGCCTGCCGCACGCTTCTCAACAATCAATGTATCGGGCTCCCACTCCTTCCACATTTCAAATGCTTTTGTTTTGAGCTCAGGGAACTCTAGACGCTCTTTGTAGGCATCTAACAAGATGATGTTTGGTCGTAGTTCACCGTGTTTGTTGGGATGCTGGAAGACACCCCACGTCGTACACGCAGAAAAGTCTGCGCGGTTGTTCTTTTCAAAGGCGGTGTCCCATGACTGGATGATGTATTCACATGACGGCGGTGCTTTTTTGTCCCAAAGCTGCCATTGATCACGCTTAATGATCGCGCCTTCTTCTGAAGTGGGGTTCTGTTGGTA